TTGATAGGTCTGCAACCTGCTCACTAGCAATTATCTTGTCTGCTTTTTCATTGCTTACCAACTTAGACTTCTTATTTTCAATTTGTTCAATTTTCAGCAATATATCAGTAACAGAGCAAGTTGTTAGTTGTACTTCGTCTACATGATTAGATATATCTCTGTTCATAATAGCGTTTTGTACTTCAGTACTTGCTCGTATTACTAATCTATCAAAGTCGTTTTTGGGCATGCTGCCCTTATATGTATTTTTATAGAAATTATAATCAGTATATGTTTTCATGCCCTTTTAACTCCTTTTATTTTAAGTTCCACTTGGTGGTGTTGCTTGTGTTTGTTCTGTTACCACATGCTTTTTAATAATTAACTGTTTTGGGCTATTAACTTTGAAAGCAGTATTATATTCAACTTGTGCTTTTGTACCTGCAAAGTTTTCTGAGTTAATTAATCTATATACTTCAAAGTTATCTAAGATTGAGGTTGCTTCATTGTAGCCTACAATGAAATCAATTCCAGTAAGGTTTACGATTTTTTCGTCACCTGCACTATCAAAGTATTTAGCTGTTGCTTTATCGAATGAATTGCACTCTAAAATATGTAATCCAAACCTTTTCATTAATTCTCCACTTTGCACAGCTGGGTCCATAACTTGTGCTAGTCCTAATAATTTTAAGAACATAGCATAAATTTCAGTAGAAACCATTGCAAAGTTTGCTTGTCCTTTGTTATCTTTGATTTTCTTTCTTAAAGTAGTAAGAATATTAATAGCATTACTTTCTGTTACTAATGTTGTATCCGTTAATGATGTACCTTCGTTTGCCATACATGCTAAACCAGAATATTGACGACCTTGCTTTGTCATATTTAAAGCGTCTGCTAAGTATTCTTCTCCCATGGCAAAAGATACAGCATTTGATTGCACTCCATAAATCTTTCTAGATTTTTGGAAGTTATTGTTGAATACAATTGGAATTAAATCGTCCTTTGCTGTTTCATCTTCAAAATCCCTTCCTGGTTTTCCTGGTTCAACTTCTAATCCACTATCTAATTTGTGAACCATGATTTGTCCTGCTGGTCCTCTTTGATATTTTTCTGTATATGTGATACCTGGAATTAATATTGTATCACTGTATAAATTTGGCTCAATAGCTGATTGATATTGAGTATCTACATTTTGTTCTCCATATAATGGCATAATTTTCTACCTCCTAAAATTTATTTTTTGTAATATGGACTATTGGCATATTTCTTGTCTAGATAATCCTTATTTGTGTTTGTACTAGTGTTTGTCTTACTTTGTGAAAAACCTGTTGTAACAAGTTTCTTCGTTTCTTCTTTTGTAAATTTACCTTTGTTTTCAGCTAAGTAATTTTCTAAGTTAGTATCAAAATCTCCATCCATTTTGCTAAGTTTAAATTGAATAAACTCAGCTGTTTCATAGTCAATCCCATTTCTCATAATAGAAATAATTTGAGATTGACTATTGTTATCATTTTGTAGATTTTGCATTCTAACTACTTCTTCTTGCCTTTTTTGTTCTTCTGTTTTTTGAGATTCTTGCCAATCTTTGAAAGCTTTTAATTCTTCCTTGCTTGGCTGATTCTTCTTTTCTTTTGCTAATAGTGCATTAACTTCCTCTTGTGTGAAAGTCTTTGCTCCTTCATTTCCCTCAGTTTTATTAACAGTCTGAGTAACTGTCCCCTCAGTTTTTGTTTGTGTTCCTACAGTCTGAGTAACTACTCCTGTGTTAGTTGTTGTATTAGTATTTACAACCATATTTGTTCCTTGATTTTCTTGTCCTTCCATAATTTAAAACCTCCATTTTTTTATTCGAGTAACGAGTAAATCTCGCACCTTTGTTGTTCTTTATCGTCTGCAATAAAGTAAAAAGACATATAAAAATAGACATTCATTTGAATGTCTATTAACTGCTTGATATTAACATTAAAGAGCCACGTTTCCGTGACTCTTCTCTTGGTTATTTGGTAGGCGTGGCATTCTCCTACATCTCTCGGGTTTCCCCTGTCGATACCATCGGCGTGTGGTTGCCACGAAATTTACCACCTCAAACAACTACTCTTATTGTACTTTTATTATACCATTTTTATTCATCTTTGTCTAGTTTTTTCCAGATAATTTCTTTATTCCTCAAATACTGTTTATACTTCTTTTCATTTACCTTCAAAAAGGTTATTATTGAATTTTTATATTCCTTATTGTCATCACTTGTGTGCAATCTTAGTATTAACTGAAATCTTTTATTGTCTTCTACAAATTCTTTTAACAAAAAGCCAGTATTTGGTTTTGTATCTCTAATAACATAATCTGGATCTTCAACAATATCTTTTATATATTTAAAATACTGTTCATAATCATTAGGGTGCCTTTCTTTTATATGCTCAACTTGTCTATCTGTTAATATTACTTCATTTGTTGTTATATCTTCTGTTATGCCTTTAAATCTTGTTTTGTCGATTTTTCCTATATATTGCAACTCTTTATCCTCTTTGTTTATATTTTTAGTCATTATATCACTGTTTTGTACTTTTGTCACTTTTTCCACATTTTCTCTTGTAAAATCACGTCTTAGATTGTTGTTCTCTGTGAACTCTTTGTTTCTTAACTGCCACTCTTTGACTTTCCCTTTGCATTTTTGGTAATACTCTTTGTCCTCAGCGGTTTTAAATAGTCTTTCCCTACGTTTCCATTTTCTAATACCTCGCTCTAAATATCGTTGCTTTTGTGCTAACTGATATTGTTCTAATGCTTCTTCTTGCGATATTTTTTTAAGTTCATTGCCTCGAGCAGTACCGAAAATACAGTGTAGGATAATGCTTGCAGTTTGGTCCTCCCATTCCGTCTACTTCGCCTAGTCTTGTTACCTTGACCAAGTCTTCTCTCTTGATTATTGTACCTTGCCAAGGGAAATGCTGCTCTCTGCATTTTATGTGTTCTGATAAATAAAGATATTCAACCTCTAATTCTTCAGCTACTTGTATATTAATATTATTTGTTAGATTGTGGGTAGCTGTGATTAGTTCTCTCCTTACTGCCCCCTCTATGTCGTAATTCCTTATACCTACTACTTTTCCGTCTTTGTCTACTGTCTTATACTTTAAAGTCGTAATCCCTTTCTCTCCCAATTCTAGTAAACAACTTCTAATTGCTTCTTGGTATGAAATACCTTCGCTTGTTTGCAAATATGCTTTTTCTACAATATTCAAATATGTATCTCTTGTTGCATTTTCTATCTTGTTGCTTAATTCTATCATTCTGTTACTAAATTCATTGTATGAATAATTGATCAAGTTATTAACTAGTTGTTTTTCTAAAATTATAGTTGGATTAATTTTTAGTAATCCTTTGTCATATGCATTATTTAGATTTTGAATGTTAAGAGTATTAAATCCTATTTGCTCTAATGCTTCTGTGACCTGTTCTGGTGTTTTTTCTACTGCTTGTGAAACATATTTGACAATGTTTTGATTTAGTATTCCTAATTCTTCTAGTTTTTCTATTCGCCAGTAGTCTGAATTGATAAATTCTTCATTGATTTTGAAGTGTTGTACTAGTTCTTCTAGCAATTTCATTTCCAGTTCTGAATAAGTATTTAATAGCTTTTTTAATGCTTCTTCATTCATTATTCATCACCTACTGGCTCTATTCCATCTGTAATTGTTTCTTCAATGATTTCTTGTTTCATTTGTTCTGCAAACTTTTTAGCTTCTGCATCCTTCATCTTATAGACATCTCTGTAATATTGAGTTCTACTGATAAGTTTTAAGTTATATTCCGTTTGTGACTGTTTTTGTGTTTTTTCAGTATCTTCAATTATGCTATCATCATAAAATATGCTTACACTAAATTGTTGCTTAATTCCAATTAGTTCTGCTATTGCATATATCAAATTAGTAATTGCTTTCGTTATAATATTTTGTTGTTTTTTGATTTTTCTATATACATCACTATTGGTACTAATAACATTGTCTGTATTTACATATACTTGGCCATCCTTGAATTTATAGTAGTTATGTCCAAGCCCAACTTTTGATGTGAATAGGTTTAAATTATATTGTATTGCGTTTGAAATTTGGTCTATTCTCAAATCCCCAGTGCTTTCTTTTATTAATTCTTTATTCTCTTGTCCTGGTATAGCATAAAACGCTATATCATTTGCATCAAAAACTGGTACTGGTTGTCCATTTCCATCAACATTAAAATTTATCGCTCCTGTTCCTACATAAACCCTTTTCTTTCCAAGATTAATCTCGTTGTCCATACTGTCGTAGGCTCTATCAGTGGTAAAAGCTTCGTCTAAAGCATTAGCATAACAACTAATAGAATATGGGCTATTTATATCAAAGTTATTGATTTCTGGTGTAAATAGCATTCCAAACTTTGGCAAAAATGAATATGTGTGTATTTCTCTTGCTTCCCCTAAATCTTCACTAGTAGTTGATTCTCCTTCTTCTTTAATCTTTGCATTATAGATTACATATCCCTCTTCTTCATCTAATATGTGCATATTTATAATGTATTCGTAACCATTTTGTGTCTTAATTTTGCTCCAAAATAAAACATCTATTACTTCATCTTCACTTGCTTTTAGAATTACAATATTAGGTGCTTTAATATAATTTATCTTTAATATATTATTGTCTAAATATGGTACATATGCTCCTGTTCCTAATGCTTTTACCATTTGCATTAGTTTGTTACTGTTATGAAGAAAATTGTTCTGCTCTAAACATTCTCTAATTGATTTTTGAACTTTTGGTTTATCAATAGTAATATCTAATTTTTCATTAAAGAAAAAGTCTGCTAAGTCTGAACAGGCTTGACTTGGTAAGTTTAGTGATTTAATTTTGTGCTTAGTATAATTTTTACCATTGTAGATTTTGATGTTATACCTTTTAGTTGGACCTTTAAATGCTTCCAACCATTCATTTACTCTTTTTTCTTGATTTTCATCTATACTTCCCTCATGTCCATGTTGTTTCAAATAATCTTTTACTACTTTTTCCATTAATCTTTCTCTCCTATCAAGTGTGGTAATAATTGTCTTATGTATTTCCACATACCCATTACTAAGTATCTCTCTGCGTCAGAGCAGTGATCATTTAACTTAATTGGTTCCTCAATTCCTTTATCTAGTTTATCTTTGTCGTATTCATACATATATCGTTCACTAATTAAATGCTTTTGTTTTGGGCTTATGAATAATCTCATATATGACATTAGCTTTTGTACTCTGCTAATACCTAATGCAACATCGTTTTCTGCATTTGGAATATTTACATCTGGGCATACTCGTTTGATTTCTTCAGCTAATCCTTTAGCACTTGGGTCTAAAAATAAAACAAGCAATTTCTTGCCTGTTTCTTTTTCAACTCTGTCCTTCAATTTCTTAAATTCTTGAGCATATTCACTTGGACTTTTTTGTTTTCCCTCGTCACGTCCAGAGTAGTAATATTCGTCAAATCCTCGTAGACATTTATCTACAAAATCTATTCCAAACACTTCAAAGGTAGTTGCATTCATTTGTCCATAATCGCCACCAGCCACTAAGAATTTTATTCCTTGTAGCTGTTTTTTTGTAACTTCTTGTACCATTGTTGCTTCGTTAAACATATAATAAATTAATTCGTCGATACCAGTGCAAAGTCCTAGCCATATCCAGTTGTACATTTTAATGTCTAGTCTTTTTAGTTCCTCAGCTGACTCAATTAGTTTCTTTCCTAGCCAATTTTGAGGTACATCTCTGTAATCTGTATGTATTCTGATACAATCTTTTCTTTGACACATCTTTTCAACCCAAACCATTATTTCTGATTTTGGATTTTTAGGTGGGTTAAAATAATATTCCATACAAAATTCATCATCATTTCCTCTGATGAATGTGGCTTCAATATTTTGTAATTCGTCTTCCCCTTCTCCGCTTGTCAAAGAACTCTGTTAATTCGTCCAAAATAACTAACTTAATTGGCTTATTCTCATCAATAATACCTTTTGTATCGTCTAAGCTATCATTACCTGTAAAATATATAGTATTACTATTCTTCTTATATTGTATTTCCATTGGGCTAACAGTAATCTTAAAGTCATTTTTATCTAACCCCAATCTTGTTATTGCTCTTAGGCATTCTTTAAATACTGTTTTTCTAAGCTTGTTATGTGTCTTTCTAAGAATGACAACGCTGCAATTGTCATCACTTATTATTTTATATATTGCTTTCAAACCGCCTCGTGATGACTTCGTTCCAGCACGACCTGAAGTGAATATTTTATGAGTATATTTAGTGTCATTAAAGGTCTTATGATATTTTGGTATTATCTGCTCACTTAGCTTAACTTGTTTCATTGTCGACCTCCTCATCTTCTAGGAAGTCGTCTACTGGCAAGTCGTTGATAATTTGAACTTTCTCGTCGTCTGTAGCTGTGTTTTCATCTTGAACTACTTTTCGTATTTCCTGGAATGCTGCTACTTGATTTTTTCCATTCGCTGTGCAAGCTGTTTTCCAAAGTGAGATAATCATAGCCATTTGGTTGTCAATCTCATCTTCATCAATCCCTAATTCTGCTAGCATTTTTTTAACTTCTTGCCCTTTACTATCTTTTAGATTAAACGGCAATGAAAGTAATAAGCTAAGTTGTTCCTTCATAGCTTTGCGTTGTCTACGAACTTCTCCAGAACGTATCCCACCTTGTCT